TTATGATTTTGAATGTGATGAATCTAAGAAACTTAAACTAGAAGTTCTAGAGATACTTGCAAAAGCTAAGGAAGGCACTCGGATGTGTCACATATATTCCGACTTTCTTAAAGACGAAACTAGGCCCATTCACAAGACGCATAAACCTCGTCTTGTTAGTTGTGCCCCTGTAGCTTTCACTATAGCTTTTCGCATGATATTCTTACCAGTTCAAGCGTGGCTCATGGAAAATAGAATAAACAATGGTTTTGCTGTTGGCATAAATGCTTTCCAGGAATGGACCCAGCTTGCTATTCATTTACAATTTGAAGATACAGATAATTCAATGATAGCTGGCGATTTTAGTGGATTTGACACTAGAATTAGTTCCATGTACCAGGAACCAGTATTTAGATTCTTCTCTGCCGTTTTATCTGAGCAAATTGGAAAAGATCCATCTATCAAGGTTATTATGCAAGTCTTATTAACAGACATCTTTAGTTCAGTTCATGTAGTTGGAGATAAATTGTATTACTGGACTTCCGGACAACCATCTGGGAATCCTTGTACTACGATTATAAACTGCATTGTCAATAGGCTTCTTATTCGAATGGCCTGGGTCGTTTGTCACGATTATAGGCTTTCATCATTAAAAGATTTCATAAATTATGTTCGAGATGTTGTCTATGGAGACGATAATCTTATTTCAGTACACATTCAAGCACAAAAAATATTTAACCCACGATCTATAGCTATTGCTTTTCTTGAGTTCAATATGATCTATACATCTGAAGACAAAGATAAAGAGATTTTACATTTCCGTAACATCCACGAAGTGTCTTTCCTTAAGAGAGCCTTTGTGTGGGATCCGGAAAATTCAATTGTCATTGCCCCTCTTGACATTGAGACTATCAGACAGATGTTATACTATCATGAGAAAGGTAAGAACTACAGAACTGTGATTGAGTCCACATTCGAAAGCTTTTTGCATGAACTTGCCCTCCACCCAGAGGATAAATGGGTAGAGTATTATTCGAAAATTGCCCCCATAATGCTCAACGAGTTCAGTTATGAAACCAAAGTAACTGATTTTAAACTTCGGCGGAAGAACACGCTGAAGCTCGAAGAGGTATATTAGTCTGATCATGCAGGTGGGAAAACAGAATCTTTTAGGCCCAACCCACCTAGCAAAGCGGGCCAATATCTTGTATATATGAATTTCGACACACATACAAAAATCGCTTAATTATTTAATTTTACTTATCAGGATGGCGATAACCAAAATCCAGACACCTAAAAGTCATTAATATGTTATGGTCGACATATTATTGTATAACCGACCAGCTGCACAAACAAACCAACAACAAGGCTCTTCACTTGCGTTTACTGGTGAAGATGTTCCTTTAAATATTAGTAAACAACAAAATTTATTAGAGTTCACAGTCGATTCACAACCCGAAATAGACCACACAGTCATGAATATTCCCAATCCTCTCCGCTCCTTCAATGCGAAAATGCGTGAAGAATCAATTAAAGATTATCTTGCTCGACCTATTCTATGTGAAACCACTGCTGTACCATGGACCTCAACTGTTGTTCCTGGCACTATTCTCATGCAAATGTCAGTTCCATCACACCTTCTTGCGAATCCGATGTATGCTGAAAAGATTAAAGGATTTTATGGTTTCAGGGGCGACTTGGTTTTGAAACTACAAACTAATGCCCAAAGATTTCAATGTGGTATGTTACTCATGTGCTACTTGCCTGGAGGCCCCTTCCTTACCCCACAGAGAGTGAAGACGGCCACTAGCGATCTCGTATTTCTAACCCAGTTACCGTCAGTTAGGCATAATATTGCTACAACCAATGAATCAGTTTTGCGAGTACCCTTTGTTTCCCCCCTTTTATTTTACAATCTTGAAGGTGCAAAGAGTAACGATTATGCTACCGTTTATTATGTAGTATATGGACAGCTTACTTCTGATGCAGTGACTTACAAGTGTTGGTGTCACTTTGAGAATGTTGAACTCACGTACCCATTGGTTCAATCTGGCTCATCTATGAAGATCGCCAAGAAAGCTAATAGATATACTCCTGCTGATGAAGAGGATTCCTCGATAAATGTTTCTACACCACTTCATACCATTGCTTCTGGTATAAGGTCTTTAGGTGACAACATTCCATTAATATCTTCTTTTTCACAGCCAACTTCTTGGTTCATTGATTCATTGTCCAAGGGCTTCAAGTCGTTTGGTCTTTCAAATGCTGTTGATACTTCCACCAGACACTCTATTGTTCCCAGAGTCACATCACATCAAAATAATATCGATGTCAATGATACTGTTGATTCTTTCGGATATTATGCGGCTAATAAAGTGGCCCATTTACCCGGTG